AGAGAATTAACAGCTATGCCTTAACTTCGGCTTTTTGCTTGTGCTTCCTCTTCTGCCTGGGTTTGCCTCCCTCTTTCTTTTTCCTAGCAGGCCTCTTCGTTGGCCTGGCGGATTTTCTAGGGGGCTTGTCTGCTTCCGCAACCTTGGGGGTTTGTTCGCTGTCCTCAACGGCCTGGGCAGGCACGACATCACCATCAACGACGACGTCAACCTTTCCAGGATTGGCGGGCTCAATTTCAGCAAAAAGCGGGGCCGAAAGCAGCTGCTCAATCGTCTTGATTGAGTCGAGCCACATATCGAAACCCAACCTGTTGAAGGCTGGAAACTGGAAATCAAAGTCGGAATCCATCCACCCTCCAATGTTCTTATTGGGGTATTGGACAGAATTCTCGAATTTGGACCACCAGGGGGCGACGTCATGGCCGGTCCCTGTGAGGTTGTGAGGTGATAGAGCAATGGCTTTACGGCAGAGAGCACCGATGACGGGCGTCTCTCCATCCATTGCTGCATATCCCCTCGCTTTTTCAACCAGTTTCTGGACAGGTGTAATACCTGCCGGTAAGCGAACAGTAGTGTGGAATTTGGACAACTGCCTCTTGACATCACAACAACTGTCAAGTGCACCATGCCAAACATCGGGCGAATAATAGCGAGCCAAGAAAGTGACCCCTCTATCCCCCCGCTTAACCACACCTGCCTCAAGCACAAGGCCAACTTTGCCCGCAGCCCACTCATGGGACATAACGGGTAAGTCAGCGTCCAATCCATCATCACCAAGGTGAATTCCGATGGCGTCAAAAGCCTCTGCAGGCTGCATGTATCTGTCGTTCCGTTGAGTTCGACGGAATCCAAGATACGCGGTGAAAGCAGCTCGTAGAGTTTGGAATGTGCTTGTAGCAGAACATCCAGAGCCGTGTGAGGGTCCTTGTTCGAAGGTCGTCCCGTGAGGGAGGACTCCTTTATTGTTGAAATTACTTTTGAGAAGTTCATTCAACACTGGCCGGTGATTTGCAAAGGCCTTCATACAAATCACCCGCTCTACCTGGCGCAATGCCGCTGTTATCGTCCCATCCATCCGATGGTAATCCGAGACGTTAACATACTCAGCTGAGTGCTGGCATATATCGGCCACTCTAGAAGCTATCTCGAGTGGCGTTTTTCCGGGAGCGTACCAAGGAAATTGTTTCAGATGATCCGACAATGACAGCGCGAAGCATGCCATGTTCAGCTTATCAGAATCATTATACTGGGATATATTTCGTGGATCTTTAGGACCGAGATAAGACTCAGACTTAATGAAACACTTCAATACCCTATGTATAAATGGACCCATCACCACCGCACGGTTCAGGGACAATACCTGGGCAGGCCTGGTTTGCTTGTCGAACACCACGTCGACAGAAACCGGCTCAAGGACCGCATCACCCACCACCAGTTCGGCGAACTCCGCCATGCACTGGGAAACGAAGCGATTATACTTCGGTTCCGGTTTTCGGAGGGAGTTAATCCTTCCTTCAACGCAGCGTCTCTCACTAGCTGCGTTGACAACCGGGGCAAAGGCACCATGTACCAGAGGACTCATAAACGCCTCCGTTTTTGCTCTGCTTTCTTGATCATAGTTCCGCGGTTCAAACTGGTAGTCCCGAACACCCATTAAAGTGGGATAAACTGTTGGTGTGTTGGGTTTCCCAACAGACCTGTAGTATTCGGTCAAAACAGCAGATTCCGCCCTATGATCTTTCCCCAACCAAGAGCTGGTGGTAGGTAATTGGAGGTGGGTTGAGCCCAACCTCGCTGCCGTACCAACAGCATCATCAGTCTTGGCATCAACTGTGGCGCACAAGTGGTTACCAGGTCTACTGGTGGTGTACTTGGTGCCTTCACTGGTGTGCACCCGGAATCTGATGAACTTATCTCCATCTCTTCCAGTCACAACAGGGTTGAAGCGGGAAAGCCTTCGCCCATCTAGTATGACGGACGCAAGCAGTGCCCCAATGCCTTGCCATCTCAGCAATGGGGTGAGCAAAATAACTTGCCTACTATACGCCAATTGTCTCCTCTCGATAGCATACGTGGAAACAGCTATCGGAATTCCAAACACCTTCTTGATGGCAATGACAGAGTCACTACCATAATCCCATAGGGGATGTTCGTATTTTCCTCCACCAGCGACAAGGGTGACGAGCTTACCTTGTTCATCAAAGTAAAAGCTTGTGTCGTCAATCCCTGTGCCGCAAGCATCAGAGGGGACAGTCGTGTATAGCAGCAAGGTTCGGCCACTACTTGCCAACAGCCCTGGCATGTCGACGTAGTAATCAACGTCGCACATATAAGCCAAATCTGATGGAAAGATAGTATCTTGCCGATTTTGCACATTTGTGTCTTTAGCCCAGTGCCACTCGCGCGATCCAGCATAACCTCTTCTCTGATCTGATTTTGACATCTGGATAGAGTAGAGGCGGACGCCAAGCGCTGCAGAAAAATTTGCAGCAAATAGCGTCGCGGCTGACCGAATCGCGGCGGCGGTGGGGTGGGTGTGCCCCTTCGTTTCGACAGGAGGGGGCAACACGGTTGCAGAAAATTGGTCACGCACAACGTCAGCCGCATTGGCCGGAGTTGAGGCAATATTTTCCACGAACGAGGACAGCGCTCTCCGCATGTCTCCGTTCTTCCATGACGCATACGTCCGATATCCAACATATAGGGAACAGACTGTAACAGCAATTTGTTTAGCATTCATGGGTAAGAGTTCGATTAATCCT